ATCAGCTTCAGTCACTCCGTTCTCGGGGATCAACCGAATACGCGCCGCGTAAACTTTGTTTTCAAACGGTGCGATTTTAAACCTAAAACTACCTCTATAATAAGCATAAATATAACTATAATATGAATATAAATCTATATTAACCATAGTGGCTTGTGCTGCTATAGGTTTTGGTGTCTTATAACTATTAATTCTATATAAATTATTATTTTTAGTTGTAGTTTTTGTATTAGAATAAATTAAATGAAATCGTTTCAAAATTTGTCTTAACGATGTTACTTTTTCACCAACAGTTAAGGCGGAGCTAGTAAAAGATGTTCCAGAAGGTTGTCTCATACTTGATTCTCCGACCTCACCTGTCTTCTGTATCATTTCTGGGGATACCGGTGTCGATTCACCAACATTGACTTGGGCCACTCCGCGAATCACTCTTGAAAGAGTGCTCTTGGCCTGTGGCGCAGTTCTTAATGTCGGATAAACCTTCGGTTGTCGTGGCATTGATAATTCGAAATCAGATGCTCCAGAAACTTCTACAAGAGCAGAAATAGTATCAGAAACAGTGTTCGTTGCACGGAGTTCATTAAGAACAAGAACATACAAACGTCCCACTGAATGTTGATAATCTTTCTGTGGTGCTGTTATGTCTGCACTCGTAAGCTTCCATGGTTGTACCGACACGAACGGGACATTGAATGTCACGTCAGTGTCTGATCTTAAATCAATCACGGAGCTATAGGAAGCATTGGGATCAGCATCGGCTGGTAATTTGTCCTCATTTGAATAATCACCAGAAACGAATAGAATCCTAACACGACCAGAGTGGAACTTTGTTTTGACAAATTTGAAATGAAAGTTAATGCCTCCACGCCACATTGTAAATGGAGTAGAGACATAAGCTAAATGACTAGGAGCTACACTTGTATCGTTAAGTTTAATACTAAATACAGCTGGAGTGATAGGTGTTACATATAACACGTCACCCGCTTTATTATTAGCAGTCCAACTGAACCGTTTTATAAAGCAAGGCGTACGTGCTACGAGAGCAATAGTCATCTCATCAATATCAGTACGAGTAAGGGCCGGATTAATTTCCAGTTCATTAATTGCACTAATACCAAGAGAGTGGCTCATATCAACTCCGTCTGCATTGGCCATAAATCTACTACCAGTTAACTTATTTAAATGTGGCGCTTCCACAGTTGTAGGTTTCGACCACCCGAAATGTTTTGCAACATCTCGAGTAGTGTTAGAAACCCACAATGCAGGACGCGCATAGTTACTAACTAAGGGGACATCTTGTAGGGGGGCCAACACTGATGATACACTAGCCGCAGCTGAGCTTATGACTCCTGAACCAGCTGAATCCTGAATTGCTTCAGTACCAACTTGAGCAGTTGCTGCGATAGGCATAGCAGTGGGATACTTAATTTTAATATTCTTAAAGTTAATCCATAAAGTAATATCTACAATACCACCTGAGACAGTGTCTACAAGTGGAGAATATACTACTACCTTAAATCTACCTATATGACCAACACCATTAGTCAGATCGCTAAACAAGTACGGTGAATAGTAAGGTATACACATAGTTGCTTCGGTACAAGTGGATAAATCCAAATCTACACGAGGCGAACCAGTGAGTGGTACCAAACTAGCATCGTCAATGTTATCACGATCGTCGTAATACTTTTGTCGATCAGCTCCCAAATATTTATATCCAGGAATGTAAACTAATAATAAACGCCCAGCTTGAAAAGGTTGAGCGTTGACTTGTAATTTTAATTCTACATCAGCTCTGAAACCATAGAAACGTTCGCATTTCGCTTTATACATCGAATTGTTCATAATAGGATCTAATGGAAGGTCAAGCGCAATAAGCGTTTTTCCAGCATTATCCGTTGCTTGCCATTCAACATTGGAAATGTTGATTGGACGTTGTAAAAAGTCGATAATAGAGTGATTGCGACCGTCATCTACAGAAGTCAGATATGACATATCTAAATCTAATGGGTCTGTATAAATACTAGTGGAGGGGGTCATACCTTCAGAAGAGAAAGTAAGGATCTGTTGTTGTTCATGTGTCATGTTTGTTTCTTGAAAATTTGCAGGTGAGTTTCTGACCTATTTGACCACCTAATCAAAATAGGACATTCGGACTAATCTAGATTTTGTGGGGCTGCCAACGGCCATCTTGATAAGTAAAGTTAAATAACTAAGCCTTAAATTACTAAATGCATTAAATTAATTTTTATAGTCCTAACATTATAACTTAAAGATCAAATTAGTAATTAACCTCAAAATCTCCGCCAAGTTCCTCATTTCTGAGTTTCAATAGCGTGGTTGATCTTGAGTCCGGGTTAAATTCAATTCCAGTACCACGGGTCAAATCGAGACCAAGATTTATCATCTTAGATCTCCACTTCGAGTCCGTGGATTTATCATGCATAGCCAGTTCGGTTAATCCGCCGCTGATTGTGTCAACACAGATACGTAATGGTAGTTGATTACCAACGCGTACCCAGTTAGGTGCATCCAAAATAACGTCAATGTCAATTGGAGCGACCCACAATCCTACGAAAGATTCAAACCTAAATTTCCTTTTTAAAAA